TCTGGGGAGTCCATGTGATTCCGTCAGCGGATGTTGCCGCATAATGCGTAGCGCCCTGTCCAACCGCCACGAATAGCCCAAGCGCTGGAGACCATGCAACACCATTCCATCCGTTGGCCTCAAGCGTTCTGACGTTCCACGTTACTCCATCAGGCGAGGTCGCCGCGTAGTTGGTAGCCGACCCCACTGCTACAAACAGATTGAGCGCTGATGACCAGCACACGGATCGCCACGATCCGGCCGCCAATGTCTGGGGAGTCCATGTACTGCCATCCGGCGATGTCGCGGCATAGTGCGTTACACCAAGGCCAACCGCTACGAATAGGGACTTGGCTGGAGACCAGCAAATGGATGTCCAAGTGTTTGCTTCGAGCGTTCGTGTAGACCAGGTGATTCCATCGGTGGATGTTGATGCATAGTTGGTAGCGGAACTCACAGCGCATAGCGTGTTGATACCTGGAGCCCATGCCACACCACTCCACGTTCCCGATGCGATTGTCTTCGTCGCGAAACTGATCCCGCCAATCTGCGAAACGGTAAGGCCCGATTCTGTGAGCAGAAATGATTGCTGACTGTTCGAGATCACGAACTGTAGGCTGTCCACATAGTGCATTCCGATGTACTTAACCAACACCACATTGGTGATCGTGATGGACGGCATGGAGAACGTGGTGGACCGCGTGTTGATGACCGCACCCGTGGCCGGATTGTACTCGTCCACGCGGATGGCGCTTCCGATGCGTGTGATGCCGATGATCGTGCCATCCGCCGTCCACGCCGCATCGAGGTAGCCCGGGATCTGCCCGCGCCTGTAGACCGCCTGCGGCCCCACGTTGCCGATGGAGAGGTCGTTGATTCGGACGTTGTGAGAAGGATCGACGGAGATGACATCGCCGGTCTTTGCGATCATCGTCTGTCCGAGATTGTTCAGATCGGTCAGGGTGATGTCATCGACGTAGAAGTATGCCCCTGCTGCATCTCCGCTTGCATTTCCGAAAAGGAGATTGCAATAGGTTGCATTACTAGGAACCGTGAAAGTCAAGGTTAATGGCTGCCAAAGGTTGTTAAGCGTTGGCCCAGAGGATACCGCACCCACTCCCGTATACCATTGCAAAGTAACATCAGCCAATGTCATGGTTGATGCCGAAGGCACATATACCCATGCAGAGAGCGTGTAGGTGTGTCCCGGTATTATCCCGCCCAGCCCTGATGAAGGACTGAAAAACTCTTGCATGAGGTTGCCGGCGCCGGCTGTCTTTGTGGCCTTGAAGGAATATGACCCGCTATGGGCAAAGTCCGAACTCTGATCCCACGTTGCGTTGACGGGAGATCCGGCCGTTTGTCCCTTCACCGCCGGTGCCGTCGCGCTCTCGCAGTTGCCGTTGGTGATCAGGTTCACGCTATGGTCTGGGAACGTGGTCTCCTGCTCGTAGAACGAAGTCACGCCACCATTCCGCTCCATGCCCGTGTTCTGGACGATCTGTGTCGGCTGGTCGTCGAACGGATACGTGTCGCTGCCGGTCGGATTGTCCGTGCAGATCGAGGACTTGAGGTTGATCGACGCTCGGCCGGAGGCTTTCACCGGATGTAGCTCCTATCCGGGTAGACGTTCCGGATCTTCTCGGGCCGGTACTCGTCGCGCTTGATCACCTGCTCGAACCGTGCCCATAGTCCAGTGGCAGGGCCTTCCGCTGCGTTCGTCGGGTGGCCCAGCTTCAGCAGGTGGCCCGCGATGTCTGCGCCCTGCTTGATGCGATAGTCCACCGCAGACTGCCATGCCATGATTTCAGGTACGAGGTTGTTCGGCGTGGTGAAGCTGTAGTTGACCGTCCCGTCCACGCCAAGGAGTTGCTGGTTGGCAGCGCCAGACTTCAGTACCGGCACGATCCACGTGGCCGGCGTCTGGTTGATATCGTAGATCACCTGCCCTATGTCCGTGGCCGCGGTGTCGATCACATCGTCCGTGACGATGGCCGCGGTGGTCGCGTTGAAGGTCACGCGCCGGACGTTGCCCGAGTTGTCGCGGATGTACAGAAGCGGCGAGCTTCCGCCATCGGAGGTCACCTTGGCGATCCCCGAGGCGTACATCGTCGTGGAAGGGACCAGCGTTCCCACCAGGGAGGCCGTGGTCCGGTAGATGATCGTCGGTCCTATCACCACGACGCTGGTCACGTTGGCTGTGGCGTTGACCAGCGCATCGGTTCCGCCGGTTAGGTCGCAGGACCGGATCTGAGTCGAGGTCGTGTAGTAGATGGTGTCGCTTGCGATGTAGAAGCAGATCACATTGGCGGGCGTCGTCGCCTGCGTGGGTGCAGTGAATGCCGCGGTGAGCGCCGTGGTCTTGTACCAGATGAATCCCCCACGGATCCAGTACAGCACGCCCTTGTAATAGACGATGTTGGTCACGGCCCCGCTCTCCGTGAAGAGCGCCATCGGCGAGCTCACCGTTGCGTTGGTGATGTTCTCCGAGGTGATCACCTGGCCATAGGTGTAGACCATCGTCTGGAGATACGGAGCATAGGCCGGCGCCGCGATTGTGGTGAACAGGTTCGGCGCATAGCTGGTCCCGTAGACAAAATCGTTCTGCGGGCACGTAACGGTCGGGGGGACCGGGTAGTAGCCCAGGCGCAGCGTGATCCCGGTGGCCGCCACCGACCCTCCGATGATCCAGAGGTTCGACCCCTTCAGTCGGTAGTACGGATCGCCGGGCTGGTTGTCCTTCTGCGCCATGCTGAATTTCTTCACCGGAAGCCAGTCCTGCCCCGCGATCTTGTAGTCCAGATATCGGATCTTCAGGAAGTCCGCCGGCAGCGGGTACAGGTACTCGTTGTTGGCCCCCGCCACGGCATAGGTCGAGGTGAGCGTGATCGGGTTGACCTCCGTCACGTTGTAGTCGTCGTCAGCCTCGGTCAGCGCGTTGTAGAGGTCTTTCCATGACTCGTTGAGGCTGTCCAGCTCGTCCTGGTGTGAGACGAACTTGCTGGCGGGAAGGTCGGAAACGCTACGGGCGCGGAGGACTACATCTTGGGCCGTCACACCCCTATAAGGTGCTAGTCAGAAAGCAATAGCGATGGCCATATATAAAACGGGGCCGCTGGTCGGGCGGCCCCTGGAGAAGAAGGAGGTGAAGCGGGAAGCCTAGTGCGCTCCAAAATCTACCACGGCGTTATGCCCGGGCTCGCGAACGGCGAAGTTTCCGTACATCGATACGGACACCTGCGCGGCGGGACCTTCGGTGGAAGTCGAGTTGCCGGTGATCGAGATGAAGTCCTCGATGTTCAGCTTGAACGTGGTGTCGGGCTCCTCGTTGTTGGCCGAGGTGGAAGCCGCCCCCGGCTCATTGTCCTTGATCCCGTCATCCATCACGCGCTTGCTGTTGGTGTAGGTCACGAACTCGATCTGGTTGCTGTCGAGAATCCAGGCATAGCCCAGCGGGCAATAGGGATCGTCGTAGACGTTCTCCAGCCAGCTGGTCGACATGGCGAAGCGAAGCGCGGACAGGCCGCGGGTCACCTCGTTTTTGGCGTTCTTGGCCCCGGCGGTGTTGATCTGCTGCATCATGGCCGTCTGGACGTTCATCTCCCCGTTCATGGTCAGCCAATCGTTGTCGTTGATGGCGATCATGTCGGGTACCCCGCCGCCGCGCCGAGCATAGGTCACTCCGCTGACAACGGCGTCCATGTAGAGCTGGCCGCTCTGCTTGGCGTAGTACCAGCCGGCGAGCATGTTGGTGCTCGCGTTCCTGGTCACGCTGTAGAAGGCCGTGCCGTTGTAGGTCGTCCAGTTGGCACCGCTCCGCGTCCCGAGGTACGGCAGCCATCCCGCCAAGCCGGTGGGCATATTGGCCGCGAGGCCCGCATCGCGCCCGCCGACGATGAACATCAGCGACCCTGCCGCCCAGGGGGTGGCGCCCACGACGCCGCCGGTCCAGGTGATCGTGTTGCCATCGATTGCGCTTACGGTGCGCACCGTCGCATCGTAGGCCGCCGCAGTGGGAAGCGTTCCCGTGGCCGAATATGGGATCACATAGAACTGCGTCCCGATGGACAGCTTCACGATGGTGTCGCTGTTCAAGGTCGCGGTGCTCGCGCCGGTGGATACGGCACTGGGCAGATAGCCCAGGTCGCCGATGCCGTAGCCGTAGAGGTTGGCGGCGTACATCTTGCGGCTGGACTCGCAGGCAGCGAAGAACCGAAGGCCCAGCGCCTTCAAGTATCCGCCCCTCTTGGTCCGAGCTCCCAGGTACTCGCCCTGCCCCACGTTGAACACGGTGAAGATCTTGCCCGCGGTGACGGCCATTTCGGCGGTCTTCGCGGAACTGGCCGCGTTGGCCACCGCGATGGTGTAGTCACCCGAGGTGTTTCCGCCGCGGTCATAGGGGATGGTGAACTGATAGGTCTGGCCTTCCCACTGGTTGATCTCTATGGTGCGGCCCAGCGGGGAGTTTCGGAAGAAACAACCCCTGATTTCCTTGTCGGTGTAGTAGCGCTTGTATGCCCCCAGAAGGAAGGCATCAGCGGTTACCTGTTGAGCCATTTCTCATAACCTCCTGCGTTATGCGCCCTTCCGGGCACGGCTTTTCTCTCGCGCAGCGGCGCGGGCATCATCCCGCTTCTTCATGGCCTCAATCTCGTCGAAGGCCATCTGCGCATCGTCGGGCTCTTCCTCGGCTTCGCCCTCCTCAGCCGGCTTGACTGCCACGGTCTCCACCGCCGCCACCGGCGCCGGTTCGTTGAGGCCGAGTTTTTCCTTGATCTGCTCGATCACCTCCTTGAGCTTGGAATCGCCCACCTCGTCGGTGTAGCCATCCTCGCCCCGGAGTGAGTCCATGTAGTCGAACGCCTTGTCCTGCAGGTTCGCCCCGAACGTCTTTTCGAACGGCTCGGCCAGGGGGTCCAGCATAGCGCCGTACTTCCCCTTGAAGTCGTTCATGCGCTCGGAGCGGACGTTGCTCTCGTAGGCTTCCTTGATGCCGCCGACCAGATCGTCGATGACGAGTCCCTTCACCTTGGCCAGTTCCTCCTGCAGTGACTTCACTTCGTCGCAGAGGTACTCGACCAGTTCGGCGAGCTCATCCTGGGGATCCGGCTTTTCGGCCTCATCGAGGGCGGCCCGCAAGGCCGCCCGCTCTTCAGGTGTCAGTCCCATGACGTCCATGACACCCTCCTAGTTGTTGTAGTACAGGTACTGCGGCACCTCCGCGAAGATGATCGAGGTCCAGTAGGTGGTGGAAGTCGCAGCGATGGCGCCTATGGAGATCGACGTCCCCGGCGGCATGATGATCGACCCCTTGAAGTCGTACTGCAAATTGATCATCGCCCCGGATGCCGCCGTGCCTTCCAGCCAGTGCAGGACGCCCAGGTCAAGCAGCAGCGTCGGGTTGGTCGTGAAGGTGACCGTGGCGTTTGCGAACTTCGCCGCCGATGCGCCGTGCCCCAGCGTCAGCCCCACGGGGGCGATGTTGGTGAACGTAGCCAGCGGCAGGTTCGTTGCCGCGGTATCGCCGGTGTTCTTCACATAGCTCACGGTGAGCGAGGTGAGCACCGGGGTGCCGACCGACCCCACGCCGAGCTGCAGCAGACAAGGGATGAGTACCTTTCCGCTGGAGGCCGGGTTCCACAGCGTGGGCGAGTTGGTGAGCGCCGACTGCACCGGTATGGCCGCCGCGGCTCCGCTCTTGGCGACGTACAACTGCCCCTGCCGGTTGTACTCCTGGTAGTCCGACCCGCCAAGCAGCATCACCTGTTCTCCGAAGTCCGAGGCTCGGAGATAGGCGACCGCGCCTTTTGTGTTCGGTCCTACAAAGCCATTTTGGCTCTGAAAGTCTATGGCCATGTTTCATTCCCCCTTTTCAGCTCACGCTCTGCGGGATCTCGGCGAACAGGATCGTGGTGTAGTAGGTCGTCGAGGTTGCGATCGTCGAACCTACCGCGATCAGCGACCCCGGCGGGACGATGAGCTCCGTGTCGAAGTCGTGCATGAGCGTGTACATCTGCGCCGTAGCCGCCGTGCCTTCCAGGTGGTGCCCGATGCCAAGGTCCATCAGGACCGCAGGGTTGGTCGTGTAGGTGGCCACTGCGGGAGCGAAGAGCGTTTTCGCGTTCGCGTTTCCGCCGAGCCTCATGTTGACCACCGCCTGCGTGGTGAAGGTCAGCACCGGCGCCGCCGTCGCTGCGGACGATCCCGCATTGTTGAGATACGAGATGGTGAAACCCTGGAGGATCGGCGTACCGATTGCCCCCACGCTGAACATGATTTTCAGCGGGATCATATAGACGCCCGATCCAGCGGGGTTGAAGAGCGCTGGCGCGTTGGTCAGCGCGGAGTTGACCGGCACGGCTGCCGCGGTATTCACGCGCGCGACATAGACCAGTCCCTTTCGTACCAGCGTTCCATACTTCCCCCAGAACTCGGAAACCTGCAGATCACCGTAGCTGCCGGCCGTGAAGTTCGTGGACGCCGAATCAGAAAGGTTCCTGATCGACGATCCGATCACGGTCTGGGCGTTGGTGAAATCTACTTTGCCGCCATCGAATGCCATTTGGCTTCTCCTTTCGTCAGGTGTAGTTGTTGCCGACTTCTGTCCACTCGAGGGCGATGCGGACGATGATCACGCCCACTGCCCCGAGCAGGAAATCGTTGGTGATGACCAGACCTTCGTTCGCCCGGATGGTGATCGGGTTGGTCGAGGTCGCTTTTCCGAACTCAGGATCGACGCTCGCGGAAGCGACGCCGATTGCGCTGGCCCCCGACAGCCATGAATAGAGCGGCTGGTCGTCAAGGGTCCTGGTCCCCGCGCTGATCGCGGCCGTGGTGGCGATTCTCATATCGCCGTTGCCCGCGAACAGAAGCGACTGCGCGCTATTGCCGGGACCGATCTGCTTGCTGTCCAGCGCCTGGTCTGCCGTCTGCGTGGTGGTGATCGCCGTTCCGCCGGAATCGCTCGTGGTAAATGACCGAGCGAAGTAGACCGAATTGCCGATCGGCTGTGCCGTCGTGTATGCGGTGACAACGGCCATGTCCACGTAGAGTTGCTGAATGATCATTCTCGCCGCAGTGGAGGTCCAACGGACTGAGAAAATCGGTGCGGCAGCCGCGAGTCCCGCGGCGAGGTTGCCGGTGTACAGCGAGATCCGGTACGCGCCACCCGCGGGCGCAATCTTGGAATACGGAGTCTGCAATGCCATAGCTATCTCCTATGCCGGCCCCGCCGGCGCTGGCGCCCCGCTCATCGCGGGCGCAGTCATAGGTCCGGGTCCAGCCGACGGCTGCCCATTAGGTCCGTTTAAGGGGAGAGGCCCGGTCGGTCCCTGTACGGCCGGAGGCTTTCCAGGGAACGGGCCGGGCGTCTGCGCGGCCGCGGCGGCATCAGCGGCGGCCTTCGCAGCCGCATCCATCGCGTCCATTTTCCCCTTGACGACGTTGATCAGTTGCACCAGGCGCTTGAGGACTTCGGGATCCTCGTCGTTTGCGTCCAGGCGCAGCAGTGTGTTGATGGACTCCCCGAAGAGCTGCTGGAGATTGCAGCCCTCGTAGAAGTCGTACTTGTCCTCTTCCACCGCGCGTTCGATCACGCGCTGCGCGTAGTCATAGCTGGCGGTGGTGATGGAGTAGGCAGCCTGAAGATCGGGGAACTCCAGAAGCACCGCGGCGAGCGCGGGGTTGATCACCTGCATGGCGATCAGCTTCTCGATCTGCTCCATCTTCTTTTGCGGGTCTTTGGAAAGCGACGAGCTCGCAGAGAACTGAATGGCGAAGGACTCGCGTTCGGCCTTGATCTCGCTCCAGGTGATGCGAGCGCGGCCCAGCTTCTTTGGCAGGATGTCCGCCTTTGCCGGGGCCACCTCGATGAAGATGTTGGCGAGCTCCATGTAGAAGTGGATATAGGACTGAAGCCACGGGTTGTGGCGGTCGCTCTCCACATCCTCGACGGTCTCCAGGGCCACGCCAGACGGGTTATTGCCCAGCGGGTTCTTCGCCTGCGCGGAGAGCTGCGAGATTCCGTTCATCTCCATGGCCTGCGCGATCCAGAACTGCAGGCCCGAGATGTAGGACGGATCCAGAGGCGCCGGAGTGGATGTCACTACCGGCGTCGTCATCCCTGGCAGGTACTTGTATGGGTAGACCTGGCCGATCTCGTTGGAGACCATCGACGGCTTGACTTCGGTTCCCGCCAGAACCCAATGGACCTGCGCGGGGTTAAGCTCGTAGGCGAGGTGAATCTTGTGGCAGAGCGAATCGACCTGCGTCTGGATGGTGAAGGTATTGTCTGCCATAGAGACTGACTGGTTGCCCTTGATCGGCTGCTCGAGGTAGAGCACCGCGGCGGGCGGGATGGAGAACTCTATGTCAACCTTCTCCACCAGCTTGCCGGTGATGAAGGTCCATTTCTGCTTGTCGATCAGGTCGTAGTAGATCTCCAGCTTGCCCTTGAGGCTTCGCTTCTGCTCGATCTGCGTGAGCAGTTCATCTGCTGCGGCCTTCTGCTCGGCGTCCGTCCCCTTGGCCGCCTTGATCTTCTCGCGGAGGTGTACCAGCGGATACATGCTGCGCTGGATGCAGCACCGGGAGAACTTGCCCGCGTTCCATTCGGCCGGGTCGTAGAGGTATTCCCAAGGATTCAGCGGGACGAAGATGAGCGCTTCGTCGTCCAGCCAGAGCACACCACGTTCGAAGATGTCGGCCTTGCGTGCGACCTCGATTCCCTTGCGCGGGACATCCTGCTCCTCGAATAGCGTGTCGAAGAAGAGCTGCGCGTTGCGGCAGGTTTTCAGCGTCTTGAACGTTCCGCCGGTCGGGTTGAAGAACGGCCGTACCTTCGTCTCGGTGATCTTGGAAACGTGCGTGTCGATGCAGACGCGGATGACGTTCAGGTTCGGGGTGGTGCCTTCGTCCTCGCCCTCGTCGGTGTTGTAGTAGCTCAGGGCCTGGCCGTACTGGTTTCGCAGATCCTCGATGCGCCTTCCGTTATTGGCGTAGCGGTTGAATGACCTCCGCCACTTGGTCATCAGCTTCTGGACTTCGTTCTGAAGGAATGCGATGTCGGTGCGGACGTCGGCTTCGGTCATCAGTATGCCGCCGCCCTCTCAGGGTCGAGCACCGCGCTCTTGATGCGGTCGAAGGCGTCGGCCTTCTTCAGCTCTAGCTTGGTCCCGTCGGGGAACGTCCAGACCGCGAGAATGTCGGTCCGAGTGGCCAAGGAGATGGCCTTGATGGACGCCTCGATGGTGGTGTAGTCCGGGTTTTTTCCGACGAAGCGCTTTAGATCACGTTCGCGGGCCTTGGCAGCCTTGATCTCTCGGTATGCGAGCCAGAAATCTCCCAGCATCGCCCATATAAGGTGCGAGCCGGGAGGCACTTTCTGCTATGTCACTCCGCGCGTCCTGCTGCTCATCGGAAACAGCACCGCGCCGCCCCCGCTGACCACGCGCTTCATCTTCGCTCCGCACCTGGCGCCGGCGGCCTTTCGCTCGCAGCGCACATCGGGCTGCTCTGTCATTCCATGCCAGCGGGTGGTGCGGCTGCCGCAGACCGGGCAGCGGTACTCATACTCTGGCATGCTCTCGCCTCGGCTGGAACTTGGCCACGGTCCGGGCAAGGAAATATGCTCCCATCTCCCGCCAATCCAGTGGAGTGCCATCGCTGCGGAGTAGGAGTATCCAGGAGTAGTGGGCGTCCCACAACATCTTGTCATGGATCTCCATCAGTTGGCCCCCGGTCCCGCGAGAACAATGCCCGACAGCGCTTCCTTGGCCTTGGCTATGAGCTCAGCCCGGCCGCAGTCGGTCACCATGAGCACGGCGCTCTTGGGCACTCGGATCTGCTTCGGGGCGAACTCGCTCTCGCATGCCTTGATCATGGCCACGTCAGCCTGGCCGCGCTTCTGCGTGTGCTGGATGATCACCACCAGCGTCTTCTCGCCATCGAAGATGTAGGAGTCCGAGTCCTCCTTGGCCGTCTCGCTGTAGAAGAACTGCCCCGTGAGCAGCTGATAGATGCAGGGCAGTCCCGGCATGGCGTTCTTCCCGTTGCTGTTGAGTATGCTCATTTAATTTCCCGCCTTCTGTTTCCAATCTCCGCACCAATCTGACGACGAGATACTTGGCCAGATCGGAATGTGACCCTCACCGGACACCGGTGAGTGACGGTGACAGCGAAGGTATGAGCTGATGTGCTCATACTCAATCCGAGCGAAAGCGCATCCTGCGCAGTTCTGCGGCTCTATCGGGATCTGTTGACCCTCTTCCATGACTCGGCCCTCCGTCCCGCGTGGTCCGGTATGCGCGGCCCACCGATTATCTATCTGCTTCGCTTCCTGAAATCCGGGTGCGGAGTGATGTCCTTCACGCCCAGCCGAGCCTTCTGCCGGCGGATGTCCTCCGCCCTCGGCGCGGTGCAGCGCATGCACGAGCACTTTCCGCACGGCATGGCCATCGTTCCCTGGTAGTGCTCGCTCAAGCGGTGGCCGCACTTGCATGTGATGGGCGCAAGCGCCGGGTCGTCCTTCGCCGCGACCTCCTGTTCCATCTCGCGGTGCATGTCGCGCATGAAGGCGATGTCACGCTTGTCTGCCCAGCCGTCAGCCCGCGGCATTTTCCGTCTCCGCTACTCTCGGCGCAAACGGCCGGGGAGCTCCTACTCCCATCATCGCCTCATACAGCATCGCGTCGGCGATCTCGTAGCACTGGCCGGCAAGGTCCTCGGCCTTGATCCGCGTCGTCGGGCAGGCTAGCAAGCCCTGCAGGGCGGCCATGGCGAACAGGTCACGTCGCGTCACTTCGTCCACAGCTTGCTCCTTATCTCGTTCACGGCGTCAACCAGGGCGTTGATCTTGTCTGCATAGACGCTGCTCAACTCTTCTGGAAGCTTTTCCAGCGGCTTCGGCTCGGAGGGATAATATGTGCTCCAGAACCACCGATCCATTTTCCCCTGAGCTGCTTCGTAAGCAGCCTTCTCAGATTTGGGCTCATTCATAATTGCGATAATGTCGGTCAGGGCTTCCCCCCATCCTCTTCCGGCAAGTATGCGGAAGATCCGCTCCCGCTCGTCGGCGCGGATGGTTCTTTCATCGCCACGAGCATATGCCTTGCCATCGTTGAAGGCCGCTGCATATCCCTCCCGACGCGCCTTCTCTATCTCGGCCTCGGCGTCGTGAGCCAGCACCCATATTCCGTTCTCGTCCTCGACGGATTTCGTGATCTGCATGGGTGAGCACTTCGGATCGATCTCGAACCTATATCGCTTCACTTTCCCCTCCCTCACACTATCCCCAGTTGGATCGGGCGCATCGCGTAATGAACCGCCCGCATCTCGTCCGGGTGATATGTCTCGTCGTCGATCTCCCTCGTCAACTGGTCCTGCTCGTTGCGCTTGTAGACCGTCTTCAGCGCTTCATCCCACAGCGGGCCATCTCGACGGCACTTGAAGATTCGCCTTCGCGTCTCATCCTGGAGAAGCTCAAAGGCCATCTCCTTCTCCTGGTTGTAGGCTGCCTGTATCGGAAGGCCATAAGACTGCGCAAGGTCGAATGGAGTGATCTTGTTCCCGCCGGTGTCTGCATGGATATACCACCCATCCTTGTTCACGACGCTCTTGAAAAGCGGTGACGTCTTGATGTAGGCAAGACCAGCGTTGACCGCCTCCGCGATCTCCGCAGTGCCCTTGCGGTTGGCCTTCCACTCGTAGACCAGGAATCGCTCTGGTCGAGTAGTCGAATAGCATACGATAGCAAGCGCATCCGCGTCTTCGAAACCGAAGTCAAGTCCTCCAGAAAACCTAACATCTGTGACAGGCTGAGAAGCGATCCAATTCGAAAGCTCATCGTCAGTGAACGCATTCTCAGGCGCAAGGCGAAGTACAAGCGCATCATCGTCATACGCGATCCTCCCCAGGTATTCGCGGATGTACAGGGGGTCCGTCTCGGAAAGGCCCTTCTCCGCGCGGATGGTCTCGAGCTGGTGCTCGTGGTCGGGGATGAACGGGTTCTGCGTTAGGTTCCAGTTGAGCCGAAGCGCATCGGGGTACAATGGCGAGCCGTCAGCTTGCGCCCCAAGGAACAGCGCCTCCCAATAGGTGCCGCGGACGCGCGGCCCGGTTCCACCGAACGCGATCTGACCATTCTTGTCGATCAGCGTCGGGGAGATGATAGATTCGGTGAGATAGCGCAGCTCCTTCTGCGACTGGCACTCGTCTATGGCGACGCGATCCCAGTAGGGGCCGCGGTTCTTTTCTCGCTCGTCCTTCGTCGTGTTTCCGCCGAACTTCATCACGCCATCGGTCTCGGTGACGATCAGTCCCTCTACGCGGTTGTGCGACTTGATCTTGATGCCAAGCATTGCGAAGGTGTCCATCATCGGCTGCCAGAGCAGCCCCATCGCCGTGGTCAGCGTCAGTCCGATGTAGAGGCAGCGTGCATCGGGGTGCGAGACGAACTCATCGGCGAACCATGCGCGGATGCCCTCGGTCTTCCCGCCTCGGCGGCCCGCCATGAGGGCGATGTACTTCGCCTGCGAGAACAGGATCTGGCGCTGGATGTCGGTGCAGGATTTGTGCAGTCGGTAGTGTAGGAAGTCCTGGTCGCGCTTCTCCCCGCGCGTCTCGTACTCTTCGAGCTCGGTCAGATAGTCGCTGCCGCTCTTGCCATACGTCTCGTTGATCCAGATACGCAGGGCTGCGGCTTTGCCCTTGGCGGCATCGTCAACGACTCGGCGCACGATCACGCGGGCCTTGGGCAGCTTAGTCTTCTTGTACGGCTCGACGGACTCCTCGAGCATGATGCGGTTGAACTGGTAGCGGTAGTTGGTGCGTCCAGCGGGATATCCGTCAGGGTTGCCGCTCTCGCCGGGCTTCCATGGCGGCATTAGGTTGGCCAATCTCTTGTCGGTGACAGTCTCGGTGCTACTTGCCATTACCGATCCTGTTCCACAGCGCCAGCATCTTCTCGATGACCATCGAGCGGTTCAGCTTGGCGCCCTTTGAGCGGTAGCCGTTGATGTCCTCGATCTGCCTGTCCGTCTCTGCCAGGATGTCTACGTCGATGCTCACCAGCACGCTTCGCTTTCCCACGCCTTAGGTGCCGCCAGACGTAGTGGAGCTGATCGCCGTGGTCATAGATCCACTGGCGCCCTGCAATAGGCTCGATATCCAGAATTGCCCCCCGATAGGTCCTGGAACGATGCAAAATGAGAATGATCCTGGCCCCGACCAAGCCCCATGCCGCGATCTCGTTGAAGGCGTGAAGCGGATCCACTCCGAGGACGGGAACATTCTGAGGGCTGCTCGGCTCCGGGATGCTCGAAAGCGGTACAACCGATTTGAGCAGTTGCGCTTTCGGGCCTTTGTGATTGGAGAGCTCGTGGACCACTTCGATGTTGAGAACCTTGGCGAATGAGTGAATGCTGTAGCCGGGATTGCGGTATCGGGAGAGCACGCGTGAAACGATGACTTGTACCAAGTCGTCGACGTCGACGTGACCGCTCTCATGACGCGAAGCATAAGCCTTCGCCAGGACCGCCGTGATAGCTCGGCACTCCGCGTAAAGACCTGCCATCCCTCCGCGTTCGCCCTCGAGGTATCGACGTTGAAACTCATGGGCGACCGATTCATTTATCACCAGCGCGAACATCGCGCTTTTTTCCAGCCCTGTAAATACCCGTGCCTCCGGAGAGCGCCATACCTCGGAACGCGGTAGCCGCGGCGATCAACTCGTCCACGTGCGAGAGGATGATGTCTCGGCTGCAGTCGGCTATGCTCTGCTTGCCTTCGCGGATCCGCTTTCGCCATTTGACGGCTTCCTGGAAGGCGAACTCGTAGCTGTCCAGGCGCAGGAAGCGATGGCTCATAAGGTCCTGCAGCACTAAGTCTCGTCCCGATTGGTAGCTCATGGCTTGGCCTTCTTCGCCCACGCTTTGTCAGCCGCACGCTTGAGCGATGGCTTGCGCTTTCCCATCGCCAGTAGTTGGCGGATCTGAGCATCCGTCATCGCTATTGGGCGGCCCCCGATGGTCACGCTCTTCTTGATCTCCATGTCCCCTCCCTTTCCGCCATTTCAACGGCAGTGCGCTTGTGTCTACTCGCTCGACGATGATCTCAGAGAGATCCGCTCGGAACCATTTGCGGCATTTGAAGCAACAGAATCCTTGCCCGTTGTCATCCTGCTGCAGCCGCGCCTGGCAATTCGGGCATCGCGGATAATCGCCGTGCTCGTTCTCACGGATGGCCGGCTTGTAGCGCCCGAAGTCCTGGAAGAAGAAGTCCAGCTTCCCGGCCTCCAAGCAGTTGTCCAAGGCAATGAGCACGCAGTTGACCCCGTACTTGTCCAAGAGCATGGCGAGCTGATCCTTGTGTTCCCGGATCCAGACAAGGGGGGTGTCGTGATACGGCGCCAAGAGCTGCGCCATCCGATCAGACGTTTTGCCGTTCCTCTCACTAGCCGGAGATAGCACTGGCCCCCCCCTTCTTTCCTTCCTCTCCTATCCTTCCTCTCCTAGTATTAGGGTGGGATTGGTTGGCTATTGGCTGACCATTGGGTGACTTATGCCACCGCATTAGGGCACCATTCCGTCCGTCTTCCCGGTGCTTTTCCATGGTCGCCATGTCCCGAAGGATTCGGTCCGACCAGATAAAGTCATCGTCTGCAGACAGCAGTTCGAAGTCCTCCAGAAGCGATGACAGGAACTCCCCCGCCTTTTCTGGGCTACACTTCCAGCACTGCGCCAGCGTGGCATTGCACCACTTGTCGCGGCGTAGCTTCCCGCCTTCCTGCTCGCGCAACAGCTCCGCCAGGCGCCAGTACCTTCCGTAGCCAGCCATGCCGTAGCGATGGACCATGGCTTCCACCTTTGGATCGTGCGCAGCGTTCGTGTCGTGCTTTAGGTAGTAGACGTCCTTAGGCACCCGCCCCTCCCTTCAGGTCATCCCAGGTCAAGTCATCGTGAACGTAGAGATCCCCAGTGATCGCTACGCTCGAATGCCCCAAGTACCGGCTTACCGCGGTGAGTGATCTCCCCGCCGCGATCTGCCGGGTTGCGAACGTATGACGCATACAGTGCGCCGACAGGCTGCGCCCGAGGACCCGCCGGCTTGCCCTGCGGATCCTATTCGTAATGGCCGTTCGGCTGCCGTGGAAGGACACCACGCGATCGTAGTAGACCGTCCGTATCTTGTTGCCCTTCCCAAGCAGACGGATCGCGTAGTGCCCCGCCATTGGCGTGATGTCCTGTTCATGGATCCCGAGCGCCTCACTGATCCTGGCGCCGGTGGCAAGCAGGAAGCGGACGAGCTCGCGGTCCTTTGCGTGCAAGGCTCGAAGCAGCTTGCGCTCCTCGTTTGACCCGAGAACTTTCTCCGCGCCGACGCCTTTGTTTGCATGACGGACCGCCTTACCCATGAAACATTATTTATCTTTTGTTACAAACGTCAATTTACCTGATAAAAATAGATACCAGCAACATTCGACTGCGCACTGTTCGACGATCATTCTTCTCCCCTTGCTGACATGCAAAGATACAGGAATCACTTGCTCTCCTTGCTGAAGTAGTCAAACATCTCCTTGCCCTTACGGTGTGCTTCGTCTATCTCGGATTGACGCCAGAATCGGACACCGAGCATATGGAGAAACCATCGAAGCAATCTCGACTTCACGTCCCGCCTCCTGCGCTTGGGTCCGACCAAGCAAGACCTCTACGTATCCTACCGACATGGCTTTTGCAGATACCGAACCTCTTAGCCAACTTTCTGTGACTATCCTTGGATTTCCGTATGATCTGGACATCACTCTCGGTAATTTTGTGATTCGGATGATTTTGGCCGTGGAGAATGTGATAGCGACCCTTCTGCTTCATATCCCTATTGTTGTCGGCCTTAGTACCGAGGAAAAGATGATCGGGGTTTACACACGCCCGAACATCGCATTTGTGGCAGACACACATACCATCAGGAATCGGACCATGCAAAGCTTCCCATATTGCGCGATGCGCCCTGATAGATACCTCTTTTCCATTCACGGTTTTCTTGATTCTTCCATAACCGTTCCAACTCTTACCTCCCGTCCAGAGAACACATTCACTCATCTTTCATCTCCACGACGGGGCCGCATAGAAAACCATCCCGAGAGTGCCACCACGAGTCGTCGATAACGGTCTGGCTTGACGGCTTGAATACGTCACCCAACATCGCCCCGCACTGCGTGCACCTCCACCGCCTCGCTGCCTCGGGAGGGGCGGCCTTTTCTTCCTCGCTTACCACGTCGTAACGTCGGGCCATCTCTGCCAGCTTGCGCTCTGTCTCGCGGTCATTTCCCACGACAAGAACCCTCGGCCCGGCGGGGGCGGGCGTCTCGTCGGGGAAGCGGCGGTTCCACGATTCGATGGCGTGATCCTGAATCTCGGCGTAAGCCCCTGACCCGCCGCATGCCATGCAGTAGACGGCACTGACGGGATGCTTCCCGTCGATCATGCCCGTCTTGATCTGCTGGTCACGGCTCCCGCAGAACGGGCACGGCTTCAACGATTCGCTCATGGATTCTTCCTCCCGCAGTAGGGGCACTTGCCCTTCGGAAAAAGATAGCAGAAGTAGCACGGCGGCCTTTTCATCCCTTCGTCTCCTTTGGCGGCTGGGCGCGGAGGGCGTCGTCGAGACCGCAGTCGCACTCCATATCCGTTTCGTGGAATCGTAGCTTGATGCACGACTTCTTGTGAGAAAGATAGGGTAGGAGAGATTTCACCAGCCCCGTCCCCTCGGCCGGCTCGGGCGTCTCGTCGGGCAGGTCTGGTCGTGGGAATTGGAACTGGTCCCTCAAGGGCGTCTCGTCGGGGTAGCGGCGAAGGGCTTCGGCTTCTAACCATTTCCGAGCATGGGTATTGTCAAAGTCACCTTCGTACTCCATTCGATAGGTCACTCCACCCGCTACAAACGCATCACGCTCTTTCTGGCTCATGGCTTCCTCCCGCTACCTGTAAGAAACCATTCCCGCTACTCGTGGCCCTTGCCCGCGTCGTCCTTTTCCAGCGTCTTCTTGAAGTAGAGGCGCCCCTGGACGTGGAAGATCACCACGCCCTCGGGCTTCATGAACCCGGGAGCGGCAGAGCTTCCAACTGAAGCGAGATTGTCGAGACAGTTCTGAATCGCGGACGTCTTGAACTCTCCCTGATACAGAACAGGCACCACGTCACAGCACGCGGGCCGCGTTTCTGACCACTTCGATGTGTTGAACAGAGACCACCTCTTGCGGTCCTGACCGTACTTGCGCTGGATGCCGAGGCCCCACCATTCCCCATAGTGGCGACCGACGCCGAGCCCTTCGCGCAGCTCGTCCGCGTGTTCGGCAACCCAACGCGCGAACCCGAAGTTGTCATCTTCGGGGGTGATCCAACGCGTTCGACTCCCCGCGATCACGCGGCCATCCTCCATGACGAGAACACACCCGTTCGTACCGTCGATCTTCTCCGTCACCACGCATTCGCGCGAGAGGCGCGGGATCTTCGGGAACTCCTCGAAAACAGGAACCTCGACCAAAGTCTGAACATCACCCATGCATTCCTCCTGTGTTGTGACCGGAAATATACCAGCAAACTTAACAAAACTTTTACAATTGCCCCCTTGACAAAACCCGACCGTCGGGTTATTATCTGATCATGGAGGAACGAGAGATGGACAAGATGATTGAGGTTGACGGGAGGTACGGCGCGGGGTTCTGTACGAGGGTCCGTGTCCATGACGTTACCGACAAGGGAGGATGGATCACGAGGCGGGTGTACCGGGACGCGATGAATCGGCTGGGTCTCTCCTCTGATGGGGATCACGTTCTGAGAGTCCTCGGGGAGAAACGCGGATTTACCATCACGGTCGAACCGCACTTCTATGAAGGCATAACTCCCGACTACTACGCGATCATTCAATGAAGAAGGCAGACAGGGCGACAATCTCGGAGGCAATGCGGCTCCTGCGCTCCATCCCCTCCGAGGCCAGGGCGAAGGCAAGCCGCGAGAATGGCAAGAAGGGCGGACGGCCCAGGAAGAAGCGGGGTTAACAGCCCCGCTCTTTTTTTGCCCGGTGCCGTGATGGGGGAATACAGGCATCATTCCTCACCCCTGATGTAGAGTCGGGCGATTTCGCAGAGCATCACGAACACCGCATCCTTGTCCCGCTCCAGTTGACCAAGGCTCCAATACGGAACAAG